CTTGTGGGATGGATGTAAATAGTGTAAATACAATTAGCCTAGGGATTTTAGTTTTGTTAGGTTCTTTCCTAATATTGTTAATATTAGTTTATTTTAGTATTGGAAGTCGTCATAGTAGGAGAATTTTTGAATCATTTGTTACTCCAGGCGTTGATTTTGTGGGCTTTTCCAGATATAATAGACAAATTTTCTGGTTTGACATCAGTTTCAATGTCGTTGGTAAGCTAAAGCGGTGGTTCTTTGGTCCTAGAATAGAAATTCTTCGAATTGGTCCGAATGGATTAGGTAAGCAGAACGGTGAGAAAAGACCCGTTTCCGATCGTACAAGTGGTAGTATTTGTGAGTGTGATGTGAAACAAGCCGTAATTAAAGACTTGAACACAGGTAAAATCACTCAAATTTTGTTTGATCAAAATTGGTTGAACGATTTAAACAAAAACTATCCCATTGGTATGGCGGTCGATGGCGAGAGATTGTCCCGATTTTTATCTAGATCCAATTTAGTGAATGTTCCAGCAGAGTATGTCAATCATTTGATTCCAGGTACAGTCATAATGTTTCAGCATGAACGACGTTCGTTGTCTGAACAGTTAAACTCGTACCTCGCCGACTAAGGAATTTTGAAGCAACATACTTGTTGGGATATCAGGTGAGGCAGCTTAGGTTGCACCTACCGGATGTCCCAGCTCAAAAACCCAATACTAAATATGTAGATAGTAGTAGTTCTATTAGTAGATTTAGATTAGCTAGAAGTTTGGGATGGCATGTTGAAGGATGTGCTCCGATGGGACCCGACATCAATGATCTTGAGACTATCTATCGAGGTAGGTGTCATCGAATGAACCGTCTCACACCCACAATAGTTCCAAAATTTAAGAGAAGCTTTAGGCAGCATGTGCGATTATTCTTGCGAAATAATTTCAAATCATTACCTGTTGATGTCGATACATCAATTGAAACATGGTTGGCTAGTACCAGCTACCCGGAATGGAGGAAAGAACAGTTGCGTAATTGTCATGACAGAGACATCTATCGTAATAAATCATTCATAAAACGTGAGTTCTATGATGTTCCAAAACATGCTAGATGGATAAACTCAAGGTCAGACAGTTTTAAACAACGCACTGGTCCTATCTTTAAATTGATTGAGAAAGAAATATTTGATAGCAAATATTTCATCAAACATGTTCCAGTAGCTGAGCGTAGCAAATTCATTCACGATAGGTTGTATCGTCCGGGTGCGAGTTATGTGGCTACTGATCATAGTAGTTTTGAGGCTCATATTAGTCCTGAAATTATGAGAATTTGTGAAATGCAGCTGTATAGTTACATGACTAGAAACCTACCTGAAAGAGGTATATTTTTGAACCTACTTAAGCAGGGTCTATTGGGCAAGCAAAATTGTTCGATGAACTCCAAATGCAGGGTCAGAACTACAACTTATGCGCGTATGTCTGGTGATATGTGCACGTCGTTGGGGAATGGTTTCACGAATCTTATGGTCATGTCTTATGTAGCATATCTTAAAGGATGGGATAATATTGATGGAGTTGTTGAAGGGGATGATGGCATTTTTAGGTTAGACGGTCCGGTTCCGACGTCTGAAGAATTTGCTAGTCTTGGATTTACAATTAAGTCTGAAGTCTTTGACGACCTAGGGGTTGCAGGATTTTGTCAATTGTATTTTGCAGGACAAGAATTCGATAACTTGGTTGACCCAAAGAAAATCCTTCTTAGATCTGGTTGGACAATGTCTAGTAGCATGAATGGTGGTGATCGGATTATGAAAGAACTCACTCGCGCGAAGGCACTCTCGATGCTTTGTGAAGCTCCTATTAATCCAGTCACTTCAAGCATGGCTCGTTGGTTGCTCCGAATGACTAGATCCAGTAAGTCCCGTGTTGATGAAAGCGATGAGTGGTATTACCATCAATGTGTTAGAAACGTTGATAGGTGTCTTAGTAAATCCATGATAGGACCATCAATGCATCAACGAGAATTTGTAGCTCATAAATTTGGCTTAAGTGTTAACGCGCAGCTTTCCATTGAAAAATATTTTGATAATAAGACAGATCTCGGTCCCATTAATCAACCTGACGTTGTAAACTTTGTCAGTACAAAGTGGTCAATGTGGAGTTGGAATCGTAATGTAATTCAATGTAAAGTAGGCGAATCGTGGAATTAGCCACCACTTAGTATAAATAAATTTAATATGAGCAATTCCAAACTTAATTTTCAAACACTTGTAGATAAGAAGAAGTTAACTGGTCAGGGTGCCGATTGGCTGAAAACGGCACTTGATCCTTTTCATGATTACCGTCTTAACTTAGAAGGTTATCCTGATGTTGTCTCGGGTTTGTCTCGTGTCCAACTTATGACAAAGACCGTCACTATTTCATCGCCTGATGGTAATGCTTATAGTGCCCGTGTCTGGATAGGTCCTGATTGTTCTTTTGCTCCTCGTAGTTATTCAGTTCCCATGGGTATTACTAATTACACATTAAGTGCAGATTATAATGGAGATATCATTCCTTTCGGATTTTTAAATGTCGATGCTTGGAATAGTACGGCTGATCCGAACGCAGATGTAAATGGTGCGAATCTTGTACGTAGTAGTCTTGGAGCAAAGACTACTGATTGTGGTTCTAGACTTATAGCCGCTGGTTTTGAAATTCATAACACAACCCCTATCCTTAATATTAGTGGAACATTGACAGCGAGTATGTTACCAAATCGACCATCTGAAACAGAAATATTGGTGGATATGCCAGCACATGCCAC